AACCTCCCACAATATGCTTGAGTCCATCATCGGACCAACCATTAGTTCTATACAAGTAGAGCTAGAAGAAAACTTCCCACCCGTTAATCCACATCCGAAGCAAAGCATCGGCGAAGTCATGTACTTAGCCGGTCAACGCTCGGTGGTCGAGTGGTATAACAAACGAGTCAGCAAAGATGAGAGTTGAACAGATACATCCATGGCAGTTGCCAAGAGTCTGGCACATACTAAGACCAATCATAGACAAAGCCTTAGACCATAGTCTCGGTGAACAGTTAGCATCAGACATGCTCGAACAGTTAATGAACGACGAGCTCTGGTTGCTATCTGGCATCGACGAACAAGGGGACTTGGCTGGAGTGTTAGTAGCTGAAGAGATTGTACACCCTCAAAAGAAAGAGCTGTATGTACATGCTTGGGCTACCGTAACTGGCTATGGTTTTGACGATTGGGTAGATCTATTTGAACAGTCACTGCTAGAGATAGCAAACGATACTGGCTGTCATTATATATCTTCTATGTGTCGTAAAGGACTAGCTAAAAAGATGACAACAAAACGTGGATGGAATAATAAATATTCTGTCATTAGTAAACCCGTACCAATGGAGTAAATAAATGGGTGGCAAAAGAGGTAAGAAGAGTAAGAGTAAGAAGAGTAAGACTAAAGCCCAGAAGATGGCGGTAGCTAACAAGAAGAAGTATGGTGGTACAGCCTCAGCTGCCAAAGCTAACAAAGCTGCTGGTAAAAAAGCAGCAGCCGCACGTCATGCTAAGTTTAAACAAACCAAAGTACAAACCTTTGGTGGTAAGAAGACTAGCTTCAGTAAGTCAGAACAGAAACGAATCAAAGATGCAGGCTACAGTGTAGCTGGATACTCGAAGGCTAAACCAAATGTAGGTGCAGGCACAGCAGCTATGGTTGCAGCAGACAATGCACAGTATGGTAACACCTTCCCGTCTGGTGCAATAGGTATCAGTGAAGAAGGTAAAGCACAGGCAGCAGCTAACCTAGCAGCTAGGACAGCACCAGAGGGTGCATTTGGTATCAGTGAAAAAGGTAAAGCATTAGCAGCACAGCAGAGAGCCGAAGCAGCAGCTAAGAAAGCAGCAGAACAGAAAGCAGCAGCAGCTAAGAAAGCAGCAGAACAGAGAGCAGCGGCAGAGAGGAAAGCAGCGGCAGAGAGGAAAGCAGCCGAAGCAAAACTAGCAAGACAGTTTAGTCCCGATAGACTAGTAAACGCGAGACAATTATTTGATGTAGGTAACATCATGGCTCCCGGTGGAGACATGAGGTCATGGTATAACACAGGTTCTGACCCTACTAAATCATTTAGGCAAGTGCTACGTGATGAGAAAACTATGGCTCAACGTACACAAGGTGTAGGAAAAGGAGGATGGAATCCAGCTCGTGGTATGCCCGGGTACGGTAGTATTAGAAATGTACTAACAGGTAAACCATTTAACACAAAGTTTGAAGGTGGTTTTGAGACAGGACCAACGGAAGCAAACAGAAGATTATTTAATAACTTAACTAGGGTTGGTATAGGTAAAGCTCTATTCGAGCAAGGTAGAACTGGTAGTGTTACAGACCAAATTGCTAACCAAACAATCGGTAAGTTTAATCCTTATGCTAGTACTGCTGGTACAGATAAGTTCTCAACGGAAGCAGCAGCAGCAAGAGAACGTGGATCACTACTATCAATCGGTAATTTTAAAGTACCAGAGTTTGGTTTATCAGAATACATGGGTATCAATACTGCTAACAGAACACCTGATAATGTTCAAGTTGCAAGCACAAATGCTGGTGGATTAAACATCGGTGGTGGTGTAGACAGTGGAGAATCTACTGGTAAAACAAGTAGAGTAATTAGTGATATAGGAGATACAATTAACACCTATAAAGGAATTTTTAACGACGCTTCAGCTATTAAAAATGCCCTTACACCACAGCCTAAGTTTGCAGACTTTAGAGTCAACGCTGACGAACAAGCAGCATTGAATGAAGCCAATAACTTTACTCCAGATTCTGCGGACGTACGTTCTGATTTAAAAAGTCTTTTAAAGTCAGGCATAAATTACAAAGATGTAGCTAATACATTATCAGATACTAGAGCTGTTGTTGAAGGAGGAGCAGAAGCATTTAAAAAATTATCACCATCGGATCAGCAAAATCTTGTTAAGTCAGCTGGTGGTATAATTGATAACAGTAAAGTTTTTGAAAGTTTTGGAAAGAAATATACTGGAGCAGAAGACTTTAAAAATCAGACTCAAGGTCTATTAGCTGCTACCAACAAAACTTTACAAGAAGCAAGTCAGGATACAAAAGGAAGAGTCGATCCTATCAATAACTTGTTAGCAAATTTTAATAACACAGAAGGTTTAGACCCTGCTTCTAAGTATCTTAAGACACTAGAGGATCCAAATTTTGTAAATCAAAGACAAAGGATTCAAGCTGCTTATGATCCTACATCTCCAAAAGCTAAAGCTCTTAGTGCGGAAGACAGAGGTATAGTAGGTAGTGCTGGTAACTTACTTATAGGAGGTAAGTTGTCAGATGTATTCAAAGCTAACAATCCTACAGAAAGAGGCACTACGTTTACACCAACTGACTCAGCTAACTTAATTGCTAACACAATGATAGCAGCTAAGACACCGGGCAGTCTGACTCAAAAACGATTCAGCGAGATAGGTGCACTAACAGGTCAAGGAACAAAAGTTACACCGGGAACTCTTATCAGAGGAGTCAATCCATTTGGTTCAGCGAAGGGTAGTAATAGATCATCCACATCTCAACGCAATCTCAGTATAGATCCATCAGGCCAAACTCCATTCCAATCAATAGATGCTACACCAGTAACACCTATGGAAGAACTTTACGTTCCAGAGATACCACCACAGACTGGTACTAATCCAAACACGTTAGCAGATATACAGAATCAATCATATCAAAATACATTTAACTCTTTAATGGCAATCAATCCTAACTACTCAGCACAGTTTAGATTGCAACCATTGAATGCAAACAGAAAAGGTAGTTTCCAACGAACCTTTAACAGAAGATACTTTTAAACAATGACAGCAAAATCTAGGTATGATAATTTATCCAGTGATCGTTCCCAGTTTTTGACCGAAGCAGAAGACGCAACCAAACTTACATTACCTTACCTTATCAGAGGACACGAAGAGTACTCGAAAGGTATGAAACAACTCAAGACACCTTGGCAGTCCGTGGGGGCTAAAGGAGTGGTAGCCTTAGCATCAAAGCTATCGCTATCACTCGTACCACCACAGACTAGCTTCTTTAAGTTACAGCTAGATGAATCTCAGTTGGGTGAAGAGTTTGAACCACAGGTAAAATCAGAACTTGACTTATCATTTGCAAAGATAGAGCGTACTATTCTTGACGCTATCGCTGCATCAGATGATCGTGTAGTAATACACCAAGCATTACAACATCTAGTTGTAGGTGGTAATGCTCTTATCTTTATGGGTAAGCAGGGGCTGAAGTTATATCCTCTTAATCGCTTCGTAATAGAACGAGACGGCAACGGCGACGTGATTGAAATTATCACAAAAGAAAGAATAAATAAAGATCTGATTCCTAACTACGACAGTATTGTTCCAAAGAGAATAGTTGCAGTCGATGAGGAGGATGAAGAGTGTGATGTCTATACACATGTTAGACGTGACAACAATAGATTTGTGTGGCATCAAGAGGTACACGATAAACGTATACCAAACTCTCAAGGTAAAGCACCAGTCGATAGTACACCATGGCTACCACTACGATTCAATACAGTAGATGGTGAAGCATATGGTAGAGGTAGAGTCGGACAGTTTATCGGAGATCTCAAGTCTCTCGAAGCATTGTCACAGGCTATAGTAGAAGGTAGTGCAGCAGCAGCTAAAGTTGTATTCACTGTATCACCATCATCTACAACCAAACCACAGACGCTAGCACAAGCTGGCAACGGTGCTATTGTACAGGGTAGACCTGATGATATAGGTGTTATACAAGTCGGAAAGACAGCTGACTTTGCTACGGCATTGCAGCACATGCAGACACTCGAGAAGCGATTGAACGAAGCGTTCCTGATCCTGTCAGTTCGGCAGTCAGAACGTACAACAGCTGAAGAGGTACGCATGACACAGATGGAACTAGAACAACAGCTCGGCGGACTGTTTGGGTTGTTAACTGTAGAGTTCCTAGTACCCTATCTCAATAGAAAACTTAGCATATTCCAGAAGACAGGTGAGATACCACGTATACCAAAAGGTATGGTGAAGCCTATCATCGTAGCTGGTATTAATAGTCTAGGTAGAGGTCAGGATGTACAAGCATTAGGAGGGTTCTTACAAACTATAGCTACCACTATGGGACCCGAAGCTATTTCAACATATATAAATCCAGACGAAGTTATCAAACGACTAGCAGCTGCACAAGGTATAGATGTACTAAACCTAGTGAAGAGTGTAGAAGAAAGAGATGAAGCAGATCAACAAGCTGCACAACAAGAAGCTGAACTAGAAGCTATCAAGGGCACACCAGCTCTAATGAAAGCACCAATGTTTGATCCGTCTAAAAACCAACAGGTAGCACAGCAACAACAACAACCACCACAGCAATAAGATGGCAGAAACATTAACAATGGAGTCTAACGTAGAGACGACAACCCTAGAGAATCTATCTGCGGAAGAACAAAACTCCTTAGAAGTCGGTGAGCAGATGCAACAAGCTCAGGACAACCTACTAGCTGGTAAGTATAAAAATGCTGAAGAGCTAGAGAAAGGTTATCTTGAGCTACAACAAAAGCTTGGCGAAGATGAACAACCACAAGAAGAGTATGAAGAGGGCGAGTACGAGGAAGGCGAATACGAAGAAGGCGAGTATGAAGATACTATACTAGATCAGTTATGGGATGAAGCTACGTCCGAAACCGGTGAGTATAGTGAAGAATCTTTAGAAGAGCTGAGAGGTATGAGTGTAGAAGAGATTGCACAGATGCACCTTGACTATAGAAACTCCGTAGAGCAAGAGCCTCAAGCCAAAGAGTTTACTCAACAAGATATACAACAATTAAAAGGTATTGTAGGCGGAGAAGCTAACTATGCTAACATGATAGACTGGGCACAAAAGTCTTGTACTGAACAAGAGATACAAATGTTTGACCAAGTGATGGCAAACGGAGATCCTCTTGGTGCATTTTTTGCAGTCAGAGCTTTAGCTTACGCATACAATGATGCAGTAGGATATGATGGAAACATGGTACAAGGTAAAGCACCTAGACAAGGTGGAGATCAGTTCCGTAGTCAACAGGAAGTTGTAAGAGCTATGGGAGATCCACGCTATGAAAGTGATCCAGCATATCGTAAAGAAGTAATGGACAAACTCGAAAGATCACCTAACGTAAATTTCTAATGCCAAAAGTAAACGGAAAAAAATATCCCTACACACCGAAAGGGATGTTAGCAGCACAGAAAGCTGGTAAAAAAACTGGAAAAAAAATTAAGAAGAAATACTAATGTCTTACCAAGAGGATCTAATACTATCTATATATGGCAGAGGAGAGCCGGGGCTAGCTATGGCAGATCCTCTTCCCAAAGGTCCAGACAGGGATAAACCTGTACAAGCACCGGGTAAAGATGGTACTCCATCAAGCCCCTACCTACCCGGTAAATCACCTATACCTAGTAAAGGATTAGCTTCAGTTCCAAACTTTCCCGGAGGTGGATTCACTACTACAAGTGGAGCCTTCGTAGATTTAAGTGGAGAAGCTTACTATCTTGATAATGGAGAGTTGATACCAGAAGGAGGATACGACCCTGCTATACATGGTGATTTAATACCACAAGGAGGACCAGATATGCGAGTCATGAATAATCAAGACATGATGATAGCTCAAGGTCCTGAGTTAGGAGGAACTGGTAGGTTACTTACAATAGGTGAATACAACCAAGCTGTTGATAGAGGTTTCAATAATTTAATGGGTAGTGATATGACACCACAGGACTTTGAAGATTATCTTGAAATCAAAAAAACAGCTAGAAGTCAAATGCTTGATGGAATATAATGGCAGTAAAGAAGAAGAATGTCTCCCTTAGAATTGGCAAACACAAGAGCCGTAAGGGAGGCCTCACAGCAGCCGGTAGAAAAAAATACAATCGGGCTACCGGCTCCAACCTCAAGGCTCCACAGCCCGGAGGTGGTCCACGCAAACGCTCGTTCTGTGCTCGCTTTAGAGGCATGAAGGGTCCGATGAGAAAGAACGGCAAGCCTACACGTAAGGCACTTGCTATGCGAAGATGGAAATGCTAATGGCATACAAAAAGAAAACCAAAAAGAGCAGCAAGTGTGGCTGCAAACACGGAGGCAAAAAACGCTAATGGCTAAGAGAGGCTTGTACGCTAACATTCACGCCAAGAGAAAACGCATCAAAGCAGGCTCTGGCGAGAAGATGAGAAAGGTGGGTTCTAAGGGAGCTCCCACCAAAGCTAACTTTATACGTTCAGCTAAAACAGCAAAACCTTACAAAAGAAAAACTAGAAAAAGATGATTACCACCGATACTGATGGTAGAGAAAACATCTACCCAAACGAACCACCCATACAATTATTACCACAACGAAAACTAATGTCACCAGAAGCAGAAAGATTTAATGGCTGGGCAGCAATGCTCGGATTCGTAGCAGCTGTAGGAGCCTACGCAACAACAGGACAAAT